AGTTGTTGATCTGGATAACATATCCCTGGTTCTAAGTTTCCTGTTTAGTGACTCTTCTGCAAGAGTTATAAATTCAGGTATCCTGGAAGTTAAATCAGATCTGTTTAACCAGTTTGCTACTGCAGTATGCAGTTCTGCTTTTGTAGATATTGCCATCTAACTCAAATGTCCTTCCCAGGTTCGGAATGGTTTGTTTTCTGGTCTATCTAGCCATTTTAATAGTTTTTTTGTAGACCCTTTTGGACCTAGTATTCCATCTCTATAAAGTTTTGCTGCTATTACCGGGGGAATTTCTGCAACATGCCTGACTTCATTCTTCCTGTCAACAGGTTGCTCTCTGAGGTACTTTGTGTAATCTAATGTTGGCTGGATATCCTGCTTTTTAGTGATATGAAATTTACCATCACCATCTTCTGTATGGACATCTGTTTTCACTCCATCCACCACACCCATTGGGGTTGTATTTAAAGGCATAAAAATCCATTTCTATCTCTCTCCAATGTTTGTAAAAAACCCCTCCCGGTTAAAAGAGGGGTCAGTTTAAGGGTTAACTAAGATCAACCACCACAATCACCTACAAGCCCATGTGCGAGCTCGTTGTCGATTTGGAGTCCACCTTCCCATATGATGTATTTACCCAAAGCATCACCAGTTCGCCCAATCTCCTGAGTCTCGAAAGCCCTCAGTTGTGCTACTTTGGCGTATTCTGGATTGATAATTAATACATCTTTTTCGCCTCTTATGAAACGATCAGCTTGTACTGCATACGTTCCAAAGTCACCAATGTAGACAGACACATTTGCCTGAACTTCATCAGCTTTTGTTGGAAGTGCAACAACCTGGGTTGCAGATGCTCTACCTGAAAATGCTGAAGCCAATTGTTTGTTTGCCGAACTCATAATCATCTGAGTTGGCTGGTCTCCAGAATTGTCGTAGCAGAGTTTTAAAACTGCTTTTAAAAGCGTTTCTGTGAATGCTCTTGCAGTTCCATCTGTTCTGGCAGTTGAACCTACTGCAGCCTGGGCTGCTGTTGGGTTGGCACCAGAACCACCACCTTTAGAGATGTTGGTTGCTAACTTAGCCAGGATACCTGCAGATGTTCTTGCAGTACCTGCAGCACCAGAATTTACTACTGAGTTGCCAAGCATGAGCTTTTCTACATCACGCTTTAATGCACGAGACATGATACTAAGCTGATGGGCCATGGCATCATTTACGCCTGCCCTGTCAATTGCAGCCTGAGTACCAGTTACTGCTGCACTCCTGTACAGAATCTGACATTGATTGGAGTTGCGAACAGTATTATTTGCTGCTGCTGCTGCAATCGTATCACCTTCTAACTGAGCAGTTGTACTAACTGCTGGCATTATCTTCACCCAGGTTCGTTACTTCTGGGCCGTTCAAAAGAACTGCTGCATATTCAACTATGCAGATGGGACTATATCATAACCCTGACAGGGTCTCTTGCGCTTCCAACCACTTGGTTGTACTTCCTAATGGAATAGTCTCTGAACCTTCCTCAAATGAGGCTTGGCTGCTGATCAACAGGTCTTGTCTTTCCAGCAATTCACAAGATTTGCAATAACTATTACTAGTTAAGGCCTCCATATTAAAGGGCTTCAGTTTGGTGTTCAAATAAAGTATTGCTTACGCTACGTTTACCTGCCATTGAGACAAAAGGTGTCTCTTCCGGGGATATATTATCAGTTTTGTTATCATGGCTTTTTTAATTACCATTTCTCATAATTTCTTATGAGCTCAGACTATATCATCACCATCATGGTGCCGGGAGCTCTTGGAGGGGTTATCGTTTGTGCTACTCACCCTCTAGTCGTTGAACCTTACTGCTACTTTTGCACTTCACAGTCTTGGCTGCTGATTGTCTCCAGCATTACCTGGTAAGATGTTCCAGCAATTCACCCGGTTACGATCCAAATATTCAGATCACATCCGAAAGATCTTCTCTAATACCTTTTGCACCATCGCTATGAGTTGTGAAAGCGTTGGTTACGAGAGCCATAAATTTCCTTTCATTTCAGTTAATGTTAATCGGGTTTACAACATCTGTTTAAAAACTTCAGTTGCATCAGACATTTTGCCGGATTTTGCAAGTTTCATTTTGGCCTTAGTAACAGTAGTATGCTTTCTGGGCTGGTTCCCTGCTGAACCGGGAGTTGCAGGCCGGATTGCCTCTTTTGCAGGTTTGAGTCTAACTTTCCCCTTACCTGAAAGTCCTGCTGCTTTCATTCCTGACCTCAGGGCTAAAACTGCTCTATGGTCATAAATGTTTGCCAGCTCTTCCTGGGAGTAGCCTAATTCTTTTAAAGCATACTGCCTGATTTGGGACTTTTCCTGTTTCATCACCTCAGGATCTTTCCATTCAGGAATGGTTTCAATCAGAGTCTGGTGTTGCTGAGACAAATACTGTTGCATCTGAGCCTGTTGCTCTTGAGCCTGCTGTTGTTGCATTCTCTCATGCTCCATTCTCAATTCAGCTTGTTTTTCCTTCCTGGATCTTGCATCTTCTTTTTGCTTCATCCATTCCAGAGGATCTGCTTCATATAACTGGTCCCAGTCAGGTTCTTTTGGCTGCTGGAGTTCCTGTTCTGAAACTAATCGGTCCAGGTTCTGCTGATACCTTAACTGCTCCTGCTTGGCTGCCTCCTGGGCTACCTCAAGTTGCTTGCGTGATTCCGCTAATGCCTGTGTTTTTTTAGTATAATCACTCTGCCTTAGATAACCATCTTTCAGTTCAGGGAGGGTGACCTCATAATCCTGACCATCCAGTTTAACCGCATGGTATTCTTCTTCAGGTTCCTCCTGTTCTTCAATCTGTTCATCTTCTTCAGTAGTAATTTCAGCATCTGCTTCAGCTTCAACCTCTTCAGTTTCTGCTTCTACTTCTGCCTCTGTTTCTGCACTTACTTCCTGTTGATTGTCGGGTTCCCCGGTCAACATTGACTGAAATGCCTGTTCTGCTTGCTGGAGTCCGCTTGCCATTGGTTGCTCCTGTTTAAATTGTTAAGATCGTTTTTTGATCAGTTTATTAAGTTGAGCTTTATGTAGCTCACCTCTTTCCATTATAACACCTAAATGTGCCCTAACCTGTGCTGTTGCCCAGACAAGTTGCCATAGCACTTCTCTACCTTCAGAATCTTTCAAGTCTGAAGATTTCCAGGTGTCTAAATAAAGTTTTTCCAGTTCCTCAAATGCCTTAGTGAGGACCGGGTCATTTATCAGTTCTTTTGCCCTTTGGGAGTCTTTTAACTCCTGGTCTATCTCATCCATAATTAATACAATAGAGATTGAGGAGTTAACCCCAGGTTTTGGAGTTGACTGGGGTTTAAAGTGTGGAGTTCTGAGAGGACATTTCTGAATCGGTCACCGGAATATGTAGCATTGCTATCTCGTATGCCCCCTCCAGTTCTTCCGGGGTTATTGATTGAGCCTGTCCCTGGTGGTCCTGCATTAACAGATCCAGTTGGTTGTCCAGAATATTTTTCTGCTGCTTCACTAAGCCCGGCAACCTGTCCCCCAGGGTTGAGGCTACCATTTTCATTAATATGTCTAACTGCATTGGATCGTATTGCATTGTCACCTTTCCATTTCATTATTACCAGTTCAGGCATACCAAGAGACTCATCCCACCCGGTTGATCTCCAGTATTCCAGAAGGTCCTGATATTTAGTTTCTGAACCACCAAATTTAGGGCTCCTTACATATTTTTCATCAAAAGGCACCCTACCAAGTTCAACAAACCCATAATCATTATACACCTTTGGCAGAAAACCTCTAGGATATTTTTGACTTGGGACTGCATATGCATCAAGTGCTGTTGCACCCTCCTCAATTGCCTTACCCATTACTCCTGGTGCTGCAACACCTTTTGCTCCAGGTTCATTATTTACAACTCCTACTACTGCCTTTTCATTTGGTCCAAGATCAGGGTGATTAAACCCATACTCATCTGCATAGTTTGTTCTTTTAATCCCAAAAAAGACTTGGGTGTCTTTTCCTCCTAATTGGAAAACATTAAAACTACCACTCTTTATACCCTGCTGGAGTTCCTTCAGGTTATACTCAGTTAGTGTGGCAGATGCATCAGAATTCCTGATTGCATTTATAAAGTCTGTTGGAGAGGCACCACCTCTACCTACAGGCATCAATGTTGTTCTCCAGTTCCCCTTTGCTGCTTCCAGAGCAAGTTGGGCCTGTTTTGGAGATTGAATGTGTTGAAGGGGAGTGAATTGGATATTTTTTATCTTTTCTTTTGTTAAAGTTTCAACAGGAGGTCCTAAGTCTGATGCCCTTAATATATTATGAATCTTTGCACCTCCCTCTCTTTTTGATTTGGAAAAATCTGAAAATACAGATTCATAACTTGTAGGTGCAGGAAACTTTCCAACTACCTCCCCTTTAACTCCATATTTATATGATGGGTGTTTTGTAGTTCCAGGATGAACTCCCAATTCAACAAGATTGTCTGGCCCCTTATCCAACTTAATAAGGATCATGGCATCACCAAGATTGGTTCCATATGTTGAAGGATCTTCCAATTTTCTTGAAATCTTAGTGATATTAGGTGCCCCCAAAATTTGACCTTGAGAAGATGCTAACTGCTGGACAATTCTTGCTCTAGCATCAAAAGATAAATTTTCCAGATATTTCTGATATCCTGGAGCACCAAATCCAGGGAAATTCTCAAGTGCCTGTTTGACTGAATTTTTCATTTTTGGGGTAGTCTGCCTGACTAACTTATCTAACCTTTTTAAATTACGTTTCCCAATTCTTCCATCCCTTACATATGCATCCATTGTATTTAATGTTGAATCTGCAAATGTTGTGTTACCTCTATGAGCCTCATGCCCCATTGAAACAACTACTGCATGATCTGCTTCATCCAGGTTCCTAAGTATTTTACCTTGACCACCTTGTACTGCCCAGACTACATTTGCATCTCTTGAGGATTCTAAATTGGGGAACTTCTTACCTCCATACAACCCTACCCCCTGATCCAACTTGGAAGAATCAATCCCAGTATAAACAGTTCCTCCATCAGTCAGATCTGCATGTATAGGGAAAACTTTTAAGTCTTTTAAATCTGCAGGAGTCAGGTCTGGGATATCATCAATATATTTTGGAACTTCAGCAACTGGGACAACTGGAGAACTTGATTTGGGAGGGGTACTAGATAATTTAGAACCTTTTCTAATTGTTCTTGCAAGATCAATAGGAACAGATAATGCCCCACCAACATGAGGACCTAGCATAGTTGATAATCCAACATCTGCAGACTCCAGAAGGGACCATATCCCAGGCTCAATTGCTCCTGTATAGTCTCCTTTTTCAAGTAGAGTTTTTGCTTTTTCTGCTTCTTGAGCAGATCGGATACCTGACCTGATAGTACCTTCTACTGGAGTAACATCTTTTCTAAGTTCAGATAATAGGTAGGTTGCATCTTCTGGAGTACCGGGAAGGGTATCTTCCCATACTGGGAGAGTACCAAAATATGATCTGATAGAATCAAAAAAGGAACTAGGTCTACCCTGTCTCAGTTCTGATTGGTACTGGTCATAAACCTGTTTAGGCATTTGGCAGGTTCTGTTGTGCTAACTGGGCCTGCAGGAGTTGGGCACTTTGTCTCATCTGCTCCCGGTCCTTTTCAAGATTGGCTTTGAGGGAAGCTGCATCAATTGTGGTGTTGTATTTTGCTTCCATCTCCATTATTGACAGTTGGGCTTGTGATTCAATCCTGTCCTTCTCCCGGTCATCAAGCCTAATCATTTTCTCCCTTTCCAGTTCCAGTTTGGCAACATCATTTTGTGCATCTGCCTGTGCTTTTTGTCCCTGGATCTGGATATACTGTTCCTCTGGTGTTGGTTGTGGAGGAGGAGGTTCTGGAGCCTGATACTGTTCAGGATCACCAAAAAAGACACTAGGGTCCTGAAAACCAGCAAGTTCTATCATCCGGGAGAGAGTCGCATGATAGTTTTTAAGACTTACAATTGGATTTTCAGGACCAAACTGTTGCAGCATTGTTTCCTGTTTCTGGGCAATAGTTGACAGGAACTGCATTTTTTCCATATCACTTCCGGCACCAAGTGGGATATCAACTGTAAGGTCCATATCTGAGTCCCAGTACCTGGGGTCAATTGGTACCCATTGGTTATTGAGCCGGGCCATTTTTGCCCTGTCCTGGTACTTCACAACAAGATGTAAAATACCTTTGTAAAGAGGTTTCAGGGAAGTTTCAGCAAATATCCGGGCAATTAATTCTATGTGTGCCTGGGCAGCTTTAACAGATGCATCTATGCCAACCCTGGCAGTACTGGTCAGGCTCTCAACATCAAGACCCTGTGAGATTTTGGTTATGCCTGTACGACTTGCTTTTATCTCATCGAGCATTCCCATTACGCCCAACGCAGGTTGTCCCAGGAATGGAGTGTCTAATTGTGTAACACTTGCTGGCCCTCCTCTTGCACGAATTATACTCCCAACTTCAGTATTCAGGACATCCTTCATATTGACCTGCCCCTCCTGTACAACCATTCTGGGCGAAACTGCCATTACCAAACTATCCATGACATTTCTGAGAATGGCGCTCTTGATGCGTTGTATATCAGCAACAATATCGGTTATGGAGGCTCCATCCCAGGAGTGAGGTGTTGGGTCAGGGGTAAATCTTACAAAAGGGATATAATCACATGGCATCACATTCACAATATTGTGGGATGATCCAATTGTGCAGACCTTCAGGAGTTCTGAGTAGTTATCCTGATCCCTGTCTATGCGTACAAAAGATTCACAGTATAAAACCTTCCTGGAGGCAGGCTCCATATTGTCCTGGTGCCGGGTTGCATTATCTGCATGTCTGTTGACAAATTCCTCATTATTAGAAAATCCTTCTTCAATCCCGGAGTGTTCTTCAATCTCTTCCCTGTCATATCCCATACTGACGAGCTCAGAGATCGTCTTATATGACCTGTGAGAAACAATGTCTGCAGAGTCAACTGTCTTGGCAACCCTGGATATCAGGAACTCTTCAGGAGGAAGTGCTTCAATCCTGATCTGCCCTTCCTTAATTCTTCTTTTGAGTGAAACATCATAAAGCGGAACACCTTCAGGAGTCTGCCCGGAAGATTCCATCTCAACTTCTTCCACATCTTCTTCACCTGCCAGTATTTGTGCCTGCTGTTCATCCAACCCGGTAAACTTGGAAGTATTTACTGTTTCTGATTCTTCCCACCAGTATTTTAAAACTCCAGTCCTCCTGATGAGTGCATCCTTAAATACAGTCATCAATGTAGTGAAGAAGTTGGGCTGCTGTTCCAGTATCAGGTTATTGATGTAGCTGGAGCATTGTTCTGCCATCTGGATATCTTCAGGCCCCTTTGGTGTAAACTGCATGATCTTCTTCCCACCAAAAAATACCCTGAGGAGAGATGGAAGGATAGCATTGATGGTATCCCTGACATCATAACTGGTTGCACCAGATCTTCCTTCATCATCCTGTTCAGGAAAATGCCCGGAATAATATTTTGAGGAGATTACTCTTTCCTGGGAGAGTTCATCACAATACTGGATTGCATCATCAAGAAGTCTGCCTACATAACCCTTAAATTCTTCCTCATCCATCTGCTCTGAGGGTTCAAATTCTTCTTCTTCAATTTCTTCTGGATTTTCTTCTGAATATGCCATATTTGGAAATTTTGAGGTAAAAATGGGAAAAACGAGCTCTCAGAACTCTCTCTCTACTAATTTTTTGATGTTACGAATGCAGTAACATTCCTTTTCTTCATTATACCACCAGAATTGGCTAAAGAGGGTGCTGTTGTCAAACGCCACACATTCCTTCACATTCATCTGTGAAAAAATTAAGTTGCCCCTGCTCTTCCATAGTCCTGAAATCAACATCACGCAATGGCTTTAAGCTGCGATGTAAATATAGTTTTCCTTCATAAGTGGGGCAATTCCTTAACGCTTCATCCACCTGGCAAGTCTCCTCAAACTCTTCAGGCCACTTATTCTTAATCTCTCTCCATTGCTCATCATTATGATAGGGACAACCAAGACAGGCAGATTTGGGTGGTACTTTATATCCTTTCTTTTCCATCCAAGTCATACAGTCATTCCTGCTCATCTCCAGATCAATTAAGGGCCAGGTGTGTTCAATGTACTGGACCCTGCTTGGTTTCATCCTGGCCCATTCATCAGTTGAAATTCCCATTTGCAGGATTACTGGATTACCTTTTGATGAGTGTGGCTTGCAGAACTTTTGTACTGGTCTGATCTTAAAATCGTAAGTACATTGTCTTTTCCCCATACCCTTGTTTGAAGTAAAAAGTGGTATCGGACGGAAGTGTTTATCCTTTAGCATTTTATCTTTCAAATTCCCTGCATCAACCCTGACAACTGGAAAATTTAAGTAACTCTCCAGCCAGTCAAGATGTTTATATACTGCTTTCGGTTCCCATCCAGTATCAGCAAATACTGCATAGTCAGGTGGTTCAATTTCTTTATGATGAGCCAGGAGTACCAGAGTGGTTGACTGAACTCCTGCACCAAGACTAATTATTTTCATTTCTTTAAATATTCTTCAAAAGTACATGAATTAAATATCTGTCTCCTGTTAACCCACCTGACAAATTTTTTCTGGTAAGGGTCAGTTTTGTCATAAGGCATTGCATATGGGTCACACCCCCAACCTTTCAGCATCATCACCCTATGCATGTCCTCTTCTGGAGTAGAATCATAACCAATCAACACATAAAACTGCATCTGGTATGGTTTTATACCTGCATCAACAACTCTCTGGTAACCACGCTTAATAACTTTCTCATCCTTAATCTGGTCCCAGGCAAATGTGACCTGACTACTGGTGTTATTTATGTTCCTGAACTTAACTGATGCTAATGCCTGGGCTTGCCTTTCAGAAATTATCCGAATGTTAAGACCCTGGGAAAAATTAACTCTAAGATCCAACTCTTTTATTTCTTCAATCCTGTCTTTCCATTCTGGATTGCCGAAAAAGTCATTATCCAACAGCACCAGAAAATTAGATGATCTCTGGGTCCATAATTTTTCAATGGTGTTTACTGATTTAGGTTTCCCCTCTTTCTGGGGAACAACACAAAATGAACAATTAAATCTGCAACCACGTTGTGCAAAACCAATATTATGGGGATAATTGTAAAAAGAATAATCAGGGTCCATTTCTTCAATCTCATTGGGCAGACTGATCTTGAGATCAATACCAGTCCCTCCAACAATCATGTCATCCTGAAGATCTGCCCCTGAAGAAAAGTTAAATATCTTGGAAGCATAAACTTTATCATACAGAGAATGAGCAAGAGGCATGTAATGTTCAACCTCATCTCCCATCAGTTTATGCCATGCACTAATTTTCATTAATGCCAGGTTTGGAATCTTGGAATCAACATCCAGCAAACCTATTTTCATGCAATACCCAAAATGTTACGTTTGAGGGGTTTACTCCACCCGGAAGAGGTCCCGGCAATAACTGCACTAGTTCCTGCAAAAGTAAGTACAAAACTATCAGCAAAATCAGGGCTGCCTCTATGTCCAATCCTTTTCTTCATCTCATCCTTTGTCTCCATCCTGATCTTACCTGATGATTCATAAGAGAACCTGGGGGAGCAGAGCTCAAACATCAGTCTCTCATCCCTGGGGATCTTACAATGTTTCTGCTCAAACCACTCTTTTGCCCGGTGCCATAGTTCACACCTCAAATTCTTGTACTGCCCGGACAGTGATGCAGACTCCCCAGTATTGATACCAATAACAGGCAGACCCAACTCAAGACCCCTGTCCACAATAGATGCTCCTGCACCTATTACATCCACCATAATCTCCTGGGGGTCCTTATTCTGCTGCCTGGAATTCTGGTACTCATTATTAATTGCACCCATCAAATTCATAGTATCAATCTTGGCCCATGACTTAATAGGCTCCATGACATGATTACCCTGTCTCTTGCAGAGTGCAGATTTATCACTCCCGAATCTTGCGACATCCAAACCCCATACAATTGGAGCATTGCCAGTTGGATCAACATCTCTTTCAACTGCACTTTCCACAAGCCCATTTGAAATAATCGTATCATCAGAAGTCTCAGCAAAATTACCAAGTACCCTGATTGCATAAGTATTGGAATCCCTCCCATATCTCTCTGCCATTTCCTCAATATACTCTGCAGAGACCCTGGGAGAATCTTCACAGGAAACTGTCTTTAGCCACCACCTGTCCTTCAACTTGGTAAAGGCATCAAAAAAGTATCCTTCTGATCGGGTTGGATTGCCAACCAGGATGAGACATGCATTACCACTAAGAGATCCACCTGCAGCTTCAAATATTGCATTATCAATTGAACTGGCTTCATCCACTATCAATAAAATTTTTGATGAATGGATCCCCTGCAGGGCCTCCGGCTGCTCTTTTCTTGCTGTGCGTGCTGAGATGAAAGACCCTGAAGGATCTGACTTGAGTACAATCCTTTCAGAAAATACTTCAAACAAATCCTTCAAAGCCGGAGGCAACCTCAGTAACTGGGATTTTAATTCTGCAAATAAGGCATCAAACAACTGGGCTGCAGTTGGTGCAGTACAAACAGTCTTTTGTGGATAAAAACATAACATGTGATGAAGCATCAACCATGCACAACATGTACTCTTGCCAGTTCCATGACCAGACTTGACTGCAAGCAATCTTTCTTTCTGAGATGCTTCCAGTAGATCCTTCTGCCAGGGGTCAGGTTCCTGTTCTAGGATGTCGATAACGAATCGTACTGGATCACTTTTGTACTTGGCGATAAACTCTGTGAAGATGTTACTGGACATTCTGGAAGCTCCTCCATTTTATGTAAAAATTCAGTCGGGACCCAATAATTCCTGGTAGTCTTTCCCTCATTATTATGCTGCCACTCTGCATGAGATAATATCTCAGGAGCACTAATCCAACCCCTGAGATCATAAGTGCCATAACCTCCTGTAACCAGGATATAATATTTATCAGGCTTGTCACCTTCCTTAAAAAATAACTCCATCCATTCCTTAGGCCGGGTGCGGACCTCATAATGCTCACCAACATCAGGGTGCTCACTAGACCTCTCAAAAATTCCATAAGGATACAACCCAAGATACCTGGCAACTGCAATCTCTCCAAGAACACCCTCTATTGCATTCTGCCACAAACCCTGACCTTCCTTACCATAACCCTTAGACTCATAATCCTCTGCTGCGTTTCCATTTCTTGAACTTTTCAGGCATTCCACTTGTCTTAGTCCTCCTGCGTAAAAGCCAATCAGGAGCTCTCTCTGAGTCAATATTATTCTTGTCGATAATTCTGTAGACATTAACTTCATTCTCCCTCCCTGGAGCATCTATGATCCATACACCAAAATCCTTAGGCAACTTACCCTGTAACCACTCATAAAGTTTCTCTGCTCTTTCCCTGTTCTCTAACTTGACTAACCCGGACCCAGTTTCCCTAATCTGTTTCCTAAGGTCATTCAGAATCTCTCTTGATGAACGCTTCCCCATATGGAATTGTATAATGTAAATCTGGATTATCTAAATCAATGCAGTCAATTGCCAATGCAGAAGCATGTTTGCCAAGATGTTGGGGATATGACCTGATCACCTGGGCATTCACTACCCGGACACCCTTCTCATGCAATGTGTCCTCAACTTCAAAAAATATCTTGTCTCCAATCCTTATCTTACTGGGTGCTGTATCTGACATAAGAAACCTCAAATTTTGAAAAATAATATTTTGAAAAATAATTGGGAGAGGTGTGTTGGGTATGTCAATTGACACCCGGTGTCCTAACCCCCCAGGGGGGTATTCTACCCTATCCCCTAGCAATATCAGTTACTTACACCCCTATCCCTACCATCCCCCCTATGATAAACATGGTAACATGTACCTAAACGTAGCAATTGCAAGGGATTGAAGCATAAGTGATAAATTTGGATGTACGATTACAGACATTATCGTACATATAAAAATGACTCACATGGGCGTATGCGAGAGCCTATAAAGAACTCTCTTAGAGTAGTTATTACTATAGTAATACTTACTACCCCTACTATAGTATTACTTACTCCCCCTATAGTAATACTTACTCTTCCTATAGTACTTATGCTTCTTCTATAACTCATAGTGTTCTATATCTCTATACTATATATATAGATCTATATATATAGGTTAGCCAATCTTACTCACCAGGTACTCCAACCTTTCAACATCTACATAATCCTGGTCAGCAACATTATCTGGTCCAACAAATCCTAATCCAACTCGCACATCCCATTCCCATTCTCTAGATCCAACAGATGGAAGAGATGGTGCAGGTAATTCTTCCAGCTTCTTAATCTCTCCTCCATTCTCCAGGTATCTATTCACAGCATCATCCAGTTCCTGTTTCTCCATTGCTTTCTGCAATTGAGATTCATATCTTGATTCAACCTTAAACATCTTATATGGATGATTAACTTTCCATGCATGTGTCAATTCATATTTCTTAGGCTTTTTTGGTTTTACAGGAGGTCTGTAAATCTGTCTGCATGTCTGGCTGCAGAACACCCTCTTATATACCTGCTGGAACTTCTCACCACATTGCTTGCATTTAATAAGTCCCTTCTTCTTATTTCTTGCCTTTCTCATCTCTGCATACCTGTCATAGTGGTAGTCTCTCTTGTACTTCTGCCTACATACTTCAGAGCATATTATTTCCTTAACAGTCTTAGGCATAAATAAGTTCTTGCAGATCTTACACTCAATTTCCTGTTTCATTATCATCTCCTTCCTGGGTTGTTGCTTCAGACCATCTTTCTATTCGGTCTATATCAAGTTTCTTCTCATAAACAGTTTCTGCCAACATCTTTAACTGTACTTCATCCACTCCTCTTCTCCTCTCTGGTTCCAGATCCTGTACCACCTCAATCACATCATCCAGGCAGTCAAGCATACCAAGTGTCATGTGCAGTCTGAGCATCTCACTCACTCTTGAGTTTCTTCTTAGGAGGTGTTATATCCTTCACCTGCTTCATTTGGGCTCTCAGGGCATCAAGATGCATCTGGGTTGCATCAGTCACATTCATGTCAATTGTCTGTCTTTCACCATAATGAATTGGTGAATATTTTGATGCAATCCATTGCTTGGAATTAATGAGGGTCTTGGCAGCACTAGGGTCAATATGTCCCATTTCCAGCTTATTATTAATGCTCCTGATCTCGTCAACTGTGAGCTCTGCATGTGCTATTCTTGCCTCCTTATACCTCTCATTAAGTTCTGGAGTTGTTGTGATCTTGTGATAGAGAGTCTTATAAGGCACCTGTATTTCTTTTGCCATCTTGGGCAGGCTGCCGAACTCTGAGTATCCATCAAAAATCTTGTCCCAGAACTCCGGGTCATCAAACATCCTTTTAACTCTTGCTTTTCTTGCTCTTCTTATTGGTGTTCCACTCATTTATCCTCCTCACACCTGACCTCAATTGATCCTCCAGGATTGATATATACCATGATTGCAATAACCACTATTACAATTCCTGTGAATACCCCAAACAGGTATATGCCTATGAACATTCCTATTGTCATGTCACCTCTTTCATATGCCTGATTATTTCATAGGCCACCTGAGGCACTATGGCATTTCCAATGGCCTTTAATCTTTTTGCCCTATCAGGTATTTTCACTCCGACTCTTGGGATGTCAGGTTCGTCCATCCAAGTGGATATCCCATCAGATAATGTTCCACCCAGTCCGGGTTGAGTGACCCCTGTACTGCATCTCTCCCCCCCTCCTGTTTCACTACAACTGTTGTTAATGATTCCTGTGAACCCTTCTTCCCCCTGCTGCGATCCTGGAATCCCTGTCTTGCTTCTGAAGATACTGGAGTCGGCCACATCACCACTCCTGCCAACTTGCCTTTTTTCGCCACTTTCTCCCAGTTCACATTCTCCCCGGAATCCTTCCAATCTCTTGCATTCGGAGTTGGCCACATTTTTACTGCCATTGTCAGGGGAGTTCCTCCCTGTGCATATTTCTTCTCCCTTTCGGTTGCTGAGTCCTGAGTTGGAGTAGGCCACATCTCTGGAGTCGCTACCTGTTCCGCCAGGCAACCCGGATAATCCTTCCTGCCTATTGACTCCCTGTATGCTTTCCTCTTCTCTCTCCTCCCCTCTTTTGGTTCTATCTGAACTGTACTGGGAGTGAGCCACAATCCAGACCCGCATTCTTCTATGGGGAGCATCTTTGGCCAGAGCTCCAATATGGAAAACCTGGGACTGATATCCTTCACCTTCCAGGTCAGCAAGCACCTCCTGGAGCCCCAGTTTAATGTGTCCAGTAACATTCTCCGCAAGTACCCAATTGGGCCTGCATTCTTGAATGACTCTAAACATTTCCGGCCAGAGGTGCCGGTCATCATTCTGGCCTCTACGCCTCCCGGCTTGACTGAATGGCTGGCAGGGATATCCCCCGGTAAGTAGGAATGGGGAAACAATTCCATTTGCTCTATACGTTTTGATGTCGTCATGTATTGGTACTCCTGGAAAATTCTTGGTTAATACTTTCTGTGCAAATTCTTCATTCTCAACAAACTGGACAGTCTCAATTCCTGCCCATCTTGCTGCAAGTGCAAATCCACCTATTCCTGAAAATAAATCCAGATGTGTCATCCATGCACCTCATCCACTATGAAGGTTCCATCATGCAGAACCATCTCGTTTGGACATGATTTGATACACACCCTGACCCCTCCAATTGTCTTATCTTTTGCCTCTTCCCTGGAGATCTGGATATGTCTGATCTGGTTATCATTCTGGTAAATACCTGCAGTCTCCATTGCATCAATCAGTACCTTCAAAAGGTTATCAACATCACAGTCAGGCCCTTTCCTGACCGGGTAGTGAATTGCTATTGCCATTGCAAGTGTTTGATCCTCCCCAAATGCCTGTGCTCCTTTTGCCTTTGCATCCATCCAGTAGACTGCAACCTCATGAATATATGCTCTTGCCCTTTTTGTCTTTATCAACTTCCGGCCTGCAATCATCCAGTACTGATTAGTTGATACCGGGAATGGGAGATTAAGCGTTAGCATTTCTTTCCCTGACATCCCTCTGCAGTTTCTTGAAAATTTCCTTCACCTTATCAGGCATTGGCACCTTCTGAGATTCAGGTCCTGAAAGCATCTTATGATGTTCCTCACCAAGTCTTTTCATATAAACAGGATCTTCACATGCTTTCCTCCTGGGATTCTCTGGAGTCCCTTCTCTGATATCCTTCACAGTTGGAAAAAAAGCATTGGTCTTAATATGCTCCTGAAATGATCTTTCAATCCTCTGGGCAGGCATATCAGCAAGTGATTGTGCCCAGAATGCAATATCTGTTTTATCAAGTTTCCCGAACTCCCTGACATGACTGTGATAGTTCTTCTCACATGCTTTCAGGGCTTTTAATAAAACTGCATATTTAGTCTCATCCATGAGTCTCCTCCTTCATTTTTTTAAATTCCTCATAAGTGAATTTGTTGGATTTTTGAACATTACACTCCCGGCAACAAACCACTAAATTGGTAGGGTCCATGACCTCTTCCCTGGTCGATAATGCTGATACCGGGATCTTGTGATCCAAAACAAATGAATCCCTCTCTGGCTTCAGTCTCTTCTGGCAGTAGTGACATGGTGCAGTATTATCAGACAATCTTGCTTCCATCCATAGCTGGATATAAATAGCTCTGGGGTAACCACCTTTCCTGCTCCTGACATTACCTGATGCCTTTTGCTTCTTATAAGCCATCTTGTGCTTGCAGGACATGCTACAATACTTCTGGGTTTTTTTATTTGATTCATCAGGGACATACTCCTGCCCACAAAATTCACAAATCTTGTACAAAACTCAGTTAAGAATGACATCTGGTTGCTCTCCGTTGCATGTAACTCTCTTGGCAATAGGCAGTTTGGAATCCCTGGGATTTATTTTAACCCTGAGACCCCTTCCAATCATCTCCCTCTGGACATAATCCTGTACCAGGTGACCTTGTGCCTCAGACTTTCCATATCTTGCCTCACCCTCCTTAATGAGACTCTCTATGAGCTCTATTTCACCCTGATTATATGGCCTTAAACGATAACCCATGCACCTCCTAGTTGAGTTGATTAGGATTGTTAATCCTGGACCATTCAGCATCAAGTGCAGATACTTGGTCACGACTTTTAGGCATTAACTGGTTCTGCCTGTCTGAGATTAAATCGAACCTGATACCAACCCATTCATTGAGCATTGACTGGGCAATCACATGCACCACATCCCTGTTGTTGTTAACATACTGGTTGCGAATCTGGGTCAACCATCTCTCTGATGCTTTTATGCTCTTCCAGGGCTTCATATTACCTTTGAGGTCACAGCACTCCTCCTGCTTATATTCCACCCACTCTGCCCATACCTCATTAAAGCCATTTATAACCTTCAGTTCTTCTGGAACAATGGCTAATGAAAGTATGTCTGTTGCTTCAGGTATTTCTGGTTTGATTTTTTTAGTCATAGTATTTTTTCTTTTTTTAATTTTTCTTTTATTTATAGTTAAAGATAAGTTATATCTATATATATATATCTATAGATAATACACGCATAGGAGGAGGTCAGTTTGCCTGCATCTTAATTTCTGCCTTTTTTGCCTTAAACAGTTCAATAATTTTATCATTATTCTGATAAGTGACAGGCATTGTCCCAAAATATAGTTTCAGTTCTTCCAGTTCATTTATTTCCTGGATCTTGGCTTTTATCTTTTCAGACTCAGATAACTTTTTCCCCTTCTTTTCCTTAGGTGGAGTCCTTACTTCTGCAGCTTCTCCATCATCATCTTCATCTTCTCCTGCTGATAGATTGAACATACTCTGCAGTACCTGCCTCTTGGCATATGTAAGAGAACTACCAACTCCCTGGGCAGTTTCTCTCTCCAGCACCAACTCATAACTGTTCTGGATAAATTCACCTGACTCAGTATCAACAACCAGGGTAACTAAACCCCTTCCTGTTGGAAAATGTGATATAAGTAAACCAATCTTTTTTGTCTCCTTATCTATTTTTTTAGTAAGTGTATCTAACTGAATGTAGTCATTACCATAATGAGGATTTTTACCCTCAGGTGTAACAGTACTACCCAGTTCTTTTTTAACTAAATGCATCTTTTTAAATACTTTAGTGCATGTCTTAGATGTGATAAAATTAGTATCTTCCATGTTCTCTCCTAATAGTCAGTTAATGAAATAGTTTTTATGCCTGAAAAGTATCCAGTCATAGTCTTTTTTTTAGCCTCTGGTGCCCTTACATATGTTTTGTAATTCTCCAGTAAATTATAGATATCATCTCTTGCACTATTGATATCTTTCTCACTCAATCTGTACACCTGTACAAGATATGGTGAACTCTTTTCCAGTACTACAAACAGGAAGTCATAGTCATCACCAGTCAGGGCTTTAAGACCATCAATATACCATGCAGCCTGTATGTCATAACGGAACTTTTTTATTGCATATTTAAATGCAACAGGATGTGCAGAAACAGCAGTTTTAAAATCAATTGCTATCTTTTTATCTTCCAATAGTTTGTCCACCCTAATTGCACCCCTAATACCTGAAATTTCAGGATGATTAAAAAAACCTGATATCTCATTTACACCCTTAGATTTCTTAAAAACATTCTCAGTCATAGGGTCATTAAATATGTTATCCCTCCACTTAATTACCTTTGTATAATCCTCCTGGGTTATTAATATCTTCCCATCTGCTTTTGCTTTTGCCTCACAGTCATCATGTAACTGCCTACCCTGTTTTGTCCTCCTGTCCACTTTTGGCATGACCATATATGTTGCATCAAAATTTGCAACCTCAGATCCGGGAGTAACAATAAAATGAGCAAGTGTCCCTAATTTAAGTGCAGGAGTCTCTTCAAATTCCTCCTTATTGAGTAAGTGACTTATACTCTGGTCAAGTTTCTTGATATCACTTGAATGGATGTATTTCTCCAGGGTCAGGTATTCCTTAAAAGGCATACCCTGGATCAGGTTCCCCAACTCTTTTCCCGGAGTTTCTTCATCAATGTAATGCAGCATAATTATCTCTCCATATAAATGTAAAATTAATCCTGCCCTGCGAACACACACCCAGAAGCCCAGAAGTCAACTTACCAAACTTCTGTTTAAAAAACAGGGCAGGACTAATTAAGTCAGAAGATATTATCTTCATCATCATCATTACCACTACCACCACCAGATGGCATTATTCTCCAGCATTGAATGGTGTTGTAGTAGTTGCCATTGTTCTCACTCTTTCTCCCTTTCAGGTTCAGAGAGAGATCCACTTCCTGACCCTTCTTATATTTATCAAGCAGGTCACACTTATCCTGTACGAGCTCAACTTTAATATGTTCAGGGTAATCAGGGTTAGGGGCATGAAGGAGTATGAACTCCCTTTTTTTGAACCTGTCAGAAATGACTTGTTCTGGAAATATCTCTTCAATTACTCCAGAGATCTCAATTGGTGTACTCATATTTTTCTCCATCAATGGAAAGGGCACATCCATGTGCCTTATTAATACTGACCCTCCAGATCAGTTCAATTTCCGGGGTCCATCCCCAGAAACTTTGAATAACTCCACATCCTCTTCCCGGAAAAATCTGGGACCATTTTTGTGAAGCTGAATTGATTTAATTTTAGAATGAATTTTGCGGAATTGACTTTCAGTCATTCCTAAATACTGGGCAGCATCAGGTGACTTTAGCCAACCTGGAATAGCTGATCTTGTGGTACTCATTTTTTCCCTCCATAGAAAAAAGTAATTTAGTTACCTAGTTGATAGGCAAATAATACCTTAAATTCTTTTTGCAGATAGGTCAAGCAAATTGTGAACCAGATTAAAAAAAATAAAAGTTTATTTTTTATGTGTAAAACTACAAAAAAACTTCCCCTGTAAGTTACTGATATAATGTCAGAACAAAAATAATTAAAAAAAAGTGAAAATAACACTTGACAACATTGTGAATATGTGTGAATATATATGCATACTAAGAATAACCTTAGTATGATTATTAATTTAAAGGAGAGAAAAGGAGAGAACATGAAAGTATTAGCAGGAAACAAAGCATTCCCAGAAAGAACATTAGCCAGTCAGAATATTCTTGACCTGCTGGAAGAACATGCTTTTAGTGGTTGGGGAACTGGTGGTGGTTGTATAGCCATGAGAAAAGATTATGATTCTGGCATTGCAATGATTATTACTGACAATGATGCAGGTCTTGATACTCTTGATGAACAAATTCTAATAGGTTTTGATGATGAGAATGGAGATCCTATTGAATTGGAAGGAACATACAATAACAATTTTCAACACTCTGAAGCTAATGATATTCTTTCAGAGATTCACAGATTGGAGTCAAATCTTTTAACTGCAATGCCTAATTCAATTGAAACTAATTTTTATAACATTCTGGATACAGAAGATTCATGCATGAATTTTTTGCTTTATTTTGATAAGGATCATGCATCTTTTTGTGAGTATGAAGATATGTTTGATTGCAAAAGAGGGACACCAGAATTCCTTAAAATAATACAGGATAGTGTTCGTAGTTTTTTAAGTCCAGAACATGATTGGTTTACTGATGTAATTGGAGACAAAATCTCAAGTTGGAATTCTGCCCAAGATATAATTGATGATTACATAAAAATTAAGAAAGGAGAGTAAATATGAGTTGGAGAAAAAACATACCTATTGAACAGGAAACACATGATGCGGTTGTTGCTGAATTAAATCGTATTGAAGAAAAAGGTCATGGCAGACCACCTATTACTCAATGGGTAAAAAGAGCAATATTTGAAAAAATAACTAAAGATAATAATAACGATAAACAATGGTAAGGAGAGAACATGAAAAACAAATCACCAAAAGCAACTGAAAAACTTTTAGCCAGAGCAAAAGAATTATGTCTAAAAGCTGAAATTATAGAAAATTCCAGAGGTCATTACAGGAGACATTCTCCTCTTGGCTCAACTTCAGTTCCTCAGAAAGTAATTACAATTGATGGCATTAGATTTTCAGTTGGAGGAGCAAAACAATATTTAACTGCAAAAGAAAAGGAGATACCCACACAATCATTTCAGGAAGTCTTAGAAGAAGAAGAAGGAAGGTTAAGACAAAAAGACCTGAGACAGCATCAGATGTATCAGGATGAAGATCTTAATTATTCAGGTAATCGTTAATCAAAAAAGGAGAGAACATGACAGATTTTGAAGCAGCAATGATTGCTGAAGGAGTAATAGAAGCACAAAGTGAAGAACAGTTAAATGAAGCATGGCAGCATCTAATTGATACTGGACTTGCCTGGTCACTACAGGGATGGTTTGGGAGATGTGCTAAACAATTAATTGAAGAAGGAATTTGTAAGGAGGCATAATGGCACATTTACATTTAGTTGAAGATAGTCATGGTGATGTAGTCGATCAGATTATTTTTTGTTCTGACTTCTGCAACCAGGATTATTGTTTAAGAGAAGGTGTTGACTACCAGGGGTGGTTTGGTTGTCAGGAAATTTCAATAACTGAACCTTGTGCTAACTGTGAATCAGAAGTGCAGGGGGTAGAACCAAAGGAGGCAGTATGAAACACATAATCACCTTCATATCACTCTGTATCGCACCATTATTGTTTCAGGTGCAACTACATGCAACAGAGTATAAAGTTGTCTGTAAGAGAGTTACAGGGTGTCCTGTAGTCAATGGAACATGCCCTACCTGTGAGATAGTGCAGAATGGTAACACATTCCAAAAAGTGACTAATGAACAGATAAGAGAGTGGGGTAAAAGAATGAAGGAAGAGATGAAGTATGACTACTCTTCACTTGAAAATGATGACCCCCCTAGAAGATCAAAAGGGTGGGAATGGGATGGTCCTACCTGGAAGGGACTTAGAGTCTTAAACTAGAACAGTAATGATCTTGTCAGATCACTTGCATAGTCATAGATTTTGGGTGGAGTATCCCAATCCCTATAACCTGGAGAGAGCATGGTTGGTAGTAATGCCGGAGCCTGTCTCTCTCCTGCACGTTGATTAGCCCACCTTTTTTCTTCTGCTTTTAAATCCCTTAATCCCCTTCTCATATTTTCTGTACCGGGTGCTGTGAGTGTTCCACCCATGCCCTGCATCTGGCTTTTTACTGCCTGATCCTCTAATGCAGATGATACATCTCCTGCCAATCTTGGTGCTCCTCTTAGTGACTGGATTGTATCAATAGTCTTAGTTAATGGAGATGCTTCACCCCGAATGAGTTTTTCAATCTGCTGTCTCTGGAATGTTGGTGATCCTTTCAAGATTTGCTTGTTTAAATAATCCATATCACCAATTGTTTTAATCTTCTTGATAAAGTCAAAAGCAACCTCTGGAGTCTTGAATAGATATCTCAGCTTCTCTGGTTCTTCTTCAGAAAATAACCTCAATATCTTGGACTCATTTGCCATTGACAGGTTTGTATTTTGAACCTTATTATACATGCCATATGCATATCCCATTCGATATGCTTGCTTCTGGGAATCAGTAAACCCATTCATGGCCCTTCTCACCATATCACTTGCAACTTTTGTATCCTTATGGTGATTCATTCCAAGATCAAATGCTTTTGAATTTTTGTGTGCATTCTCCCAGATACCAACAGCTTTTGTATATTCAGGTGATTGTGCTTTTAATTCTTTATTTATTAAATTCCTTAGATTCATCAATTCACCCTCATCCAGTTTTGCCAGGGTATCACCTTTAATAGTCTTAGTCATTTTTTGGATTTCCTGGTCAAGATATCTCTTGAAAAGGTCATACTGCATAATAGGTACAGGACCTCCTGCTTTTTCACCCGGTAATGATAAAGGAACATCAGTACCCCAGGGACCTCTTCCCTCACCTGCATCAATCCCTTTTGACATTTTCTTTTTAACCAACTGAGGCATTTTAAATCTCATTTTCTTCCAGGCATTCCTGACCATATCTCCTACATCATCTTTCTGTTGCAGGAGTCTGTTAATCTCTGTTGCAACTTGTGGAAGGTCAACAAATTTAGGGTCTGCAATATCATAAAATGGTTGGGCAATAACTTTAGCAAATCTTGATATTCTTTCTTTAAATGCTTTTGGATCAGGAACTCTCCTGGCTAAATTCTTCTTGATCAGTCCTCTTGCAATCCCTGGGAATTTTTCTGCTCTTTTTGTTAGTGTCTCAGTTGCATCTGCCATAACTGATGGTGATGCCAGGGTACTTACTTCTGCTGCTCTCTGTACCATCCCCCCAGGTTTTGCAAGATCTGCAATAGTCATTATATCTGAAATTTCTGTATCACCCCTTTTGATAATTTCATCCAGCAACTCATCAAACTCACTAAGTTCCATGTTGTCCATCTTGGTGGCACTAATAACAGATTGCAGGGATTTCCTGTTACCATCTACTCCCTTACTTAAAAGTTTGTTTACTCCATAATCTGCAACACCTCCTGCTGAACCTAAAGGAGCTCCTACCACTACACCAGTTTTTGCATAATCAATTGCTTTATCTGATTTTAACCTGTCATGTATGTTACCCTCAGATTCTCCAACTCCATACAGGTATCCTTCTATTCCTCCAGTTATTCCTCCAGCTAATCCTCTCTTGAATAAATTCTTTACCCATTCTCCTGCTACTGGTGCAATTGCAGGTAACTTAGTCAGTAATTTTGCAGTTAAACTGAATGGTATTGTGAGACCTCCTGCAACCTGTGATGCAGTTGATGGACTCATACCCATAACATTAAGGTCCTTATTTTCTGGAGACTCCCTAAATTTCTTTATCTTACCCTGTACAGTCTTTAATTCTTTTTCAAATGTATCTCCACCAGTATTTGATCTTAACCATGCTTCTAATTCATCAGCACTATTAAATGAGATTCCCTGTCCATATTCCCTAAAGACATCCACAAGATAATCAGTAAATTTATCCTGGGCTTTTTCCCTATTCTCCCAATCTTCTTTACTAAGTTCTCCTACAAAAGGGACATCTACTGTAGGAGAAAACTCCTTCATTTCAGATGGAGGTATCAGGGTTCCTGTTTCTCTCATCCCCTGGAGGTCTACACCCTTATCCTTAAATATCTGGATGATCTCTTCTTCAGTATGCCCAGAGTCTTTTAATAAATTATAGTTCCTTAATATAGTGCTATTCTTCATTACTAATCCCAAGTAAGATTATCTTGAACTTCTTCTTTTTTTGTAACTTTTTTATTCCTGTTCAACTTTAATTTTAAATCTTTTCCTGACTCTTGAACTGCAGCTTCTTTCACTTCATTAAAAGCCTGTTTTAAACTCTCTGGTGCTGCAGAATTATAAAGATCCATTATTCTCTGTCTCCTTCTTGCTTTTCTCTCTACATCAAATGCACTATCTCCGGGAACAGGATACATTATTACCCTGAACTGAGTTAATTCTTCTGCCCTTACAGTTGCCCCGGAAAAGAGATATGCAAATCCCTGGGCACCACCCATATAGATTTGTTCTGCAGATCTTGCAGCACCTGTGAATGGGTTAGCAGGTAGTCCCCTTATCATGTATTGTAACCAATCATCTGCAGATGGTTTTTCTGTTTTTGTGTGATCAAAGTCTGGATACTGTTTTGCTAATGCTCTTATATCATCTTCTGATTGAATTATCTGACCAAACTTATACCCAGATTTTACAGTTTCAGACCCAGGTAATTTTTCCCCCTGTGACATCCATTGTTCAATTGTTGGATCTTCTTTCCAACCCCATTTAGTCATTTGTTCTTCACTTATATTTCTTGACTTACCATATTCCCAGGGTGTTGGCATACCTTCCAGAGGTCCTGCAAACATACCCATCTTCTCTTTATCTCCATCCTTAACCACTCCCTTAACAGTCTCATGCTGTTGCCTCATCTTGTAATATTTTCTGTAGTTCTTAGGAGTTACCTGGCTGCCGGGTTGAGTTGCCTTAAATAAAATTCCATCCAGAGTTTTGGAGTCAAGTTTAAGATCACCTGTACTATCAGGTGCAGTTTTAATTGTAGTCTTATATTGTCCATCCTGAGTAAGATATGAATGCCCAGTAGGGTTGCCTTTACCATCCAGTATTGGTATTGTTTTAACTTCTCCCGGTTTTGTTTTAATCTGGGAAATAATATTCATGGCTGCAGTTGCTCCTTTATTAGGATCTGCAGCAAACATGTTCTGGAGCATAGGGATAGTCTTTTGGAACTCTGGAATACCAGTATTATTAATAGACTCTAGAACTGCAGGGAAGTTATCAATCATTCTCTGCTTATCCTGTTCTGCCTGAAGTACTAATTTCTGTTCCTGTTTAAATTTCTGGTTTTCTCTTATCTGTCTTTCCCTATCTGATAATGCATCAAAATAATCCTTCCTGGAACCCTGAAGGTTCTGAGTAGCTTGTCCATACTGTTGCATCCCGGCAAGTCCTGCTCTCCCTAAACCTGAAAGATCAATACCCCCTCCTCCAACCCAGGGACTGACAGAATCATCTGCAAGCAAACTAAGACCTGCAGTCAATAACCCCTGAGATACTGGGGATGGTCCAGTAACATATGGTTTCGGATTACCTTCCTTATCTAATGCCCATTCGGGATAACCTAGTAATGACATCTAACCTCCATATATATTCATACCCTGATTAATTATCCTCCACCACTCTGGTTTAAGTTTTCTCCTCTTATCCGGGTTAAGTCTATCATCTCTATACCACCCAGTTTCTTCATTATCTGGAACCTCTGCTAATAAACCTTGCCCTGGACCCATACCCCCTGCTAATGATGCTGGGGGATTTATTCTCTGATGATCATATCCTTCAGCTATCCCCATCTGATTTGCAGCAGGGAATCTAGGGTAATTTGGTTCTGCCATAGAATTTATACTACCTGAAGCTTTGCCTAGTGAATAACCCCCTCCATGTATTGCATGATGAGGTGGTAGTTCTTCAGACATACTATCTTGAGCAAGATAATCTGGGGACATACTATGAGCTTGTTTACTCCACATATCCTGTTGACTTGGGATCTTATTAACATAAGCACCTTCCAGGGGTGATGGTGATGGCATTTGACCCGGACCTTCTTCAGAAAGTAGTCCTCCTGGAATATCACCCATTGATTTCTGAACAACCCTGACCATCTGATCAGGAGTTAACTGTTGAGGTCCATACTGATTAATAATATTCTGGTTGCGAGCCTCTTCTAATTTTTTCTTTTGCAACCATTGTTCAGCAGCATCTCTGCCATGCAGTTGTGCAATGTAATCATATTGTGGATTCCTATTCATATTGTCTCCTTATCCCCAAAGTCCAGAATCTACACCCATTCCATACATTCCAAGACCTGCCATACCAAGTCCAAGTGCCTGATCAAATGGTGATTTACCTTCTCCATGTACTGTTGAAGTTGAACCCCAATTTGGTGAACTTGCCATTTGACCCCATTGACTGAGCATATTTGGAGTAAAATTCTCTCGCCTCAGGAAATCCTGGTAGTCAAACTGTTTAGCCTGAATGTCCTTAGAATCAGCATACCTACCCTGATCTCCAAACCTGCTGGCAAGACTCATTCTTGGATTAATAGTTCCCATCAGGTTGCCATATGCACCACTCTGGATACCTGCAGTTGCATACTTGTTCCCAATATTAAATTTATCAGCTTCAGATAATCTATTGATATCAGTCTGCATTGCCTGGGTTGCATCCATTCTCGCTTGCCTGTCTCTGCTTGCCAGTTCCTGCTCAAGACCCAATCCTATATTTGCTGCCATTTCCTGTCCTACCACATTCTGTCTTGCTGCCCCCGGACCACTTGCATTAACTCTCTGGGCACCTGCAGTATTTTTAATATTTGCCAGATTACCCAACCTGGTTGCCCTTTTCTCTGCCAATGCCAATTGCTGTTCAGGGTTGTAGCCCATTCTGTCCATATACTGAGCCATGTCTGGACCTTGAAGGAATGAACCTGCTTTCATTTGTCCCGGATCAAACTTAGCCAGGTTCTGATACCCCTGTGCTGCCTGGTCAAAATAACCACCTGGAGCACCATACTGAGACTGCATCTTATTTAACATTTCTGACTGTTGTTGCAGAGATGCATTTGGATCACCCCCATATGGATTTGCTCCTGTATATTGAGAAGGTCCTGCATCCAGTAAACTCTCCCACCTTCCAGAAATATTCTCAAGAGTTGGTCTTGCTCCAGTACTCATTTCTGATGTTTGAGTTACCGGGCGTTTATTAAAAAAGTTATCTATGTTTATGCCGGGTATCATTAGTCCTCCTTTATGCTGTGTAGTATGGGTTCGTAGATGCGATAACTGGTCTGCCTGCTGAGTCCAGTTGTGCCCCTGTTAATTCAGATGCTGAAAGATTTCCTGTATTTGATACTCTGATTCTAAACCATTTTGAACCATCATATGCTTTTAAAACAATTGATCCTGTTTCCATAAAATTATCCTGATCAAGTTTTAAATTCTGGTCATTTGCTCTTTCAAGTTGTGTCTGTAATTCAGTCTGGGTTGATGGCTTATATTCATTAGTAATTGGTGGTAATTTCATCTCCTACCTCCTGTTGATATATCTGCTCTAATCTGCCCTAGTGACCAGGATTGGTCCCAACCAGATTCAACCCGGAACTTAAACTGCCTGCCTGTCTCCCTTACATCTGTATATCCATCATCTGCAACTTCATAATTGGAAGATTCTGATTCAGTCCCAGTAGGAGTCATGCTCGTTTTAAATTTCATTCTTAGCCCATTTGTTCCCTGGGTGCTATCTGTAATCAATTGAGTGATATGTGCTATATTATCTCCTGCATCTCCAACTTCCATCCCCCCTGTTTCTGCAAAACATAATCCTACATCTGAAGTTGAGTCTGTACCTGTCACCAGGTTTCTATCAAGATCAGAAACATCTGCACTCGTATATGCAACCTGTTGTGTTGTTCGTTTAGAAGATGATGCCTTTTGTTCATGGACATATATCTTGTTATCATCTGCAATTGCAATTGGATCGTCAAATACCCCTGAATCAACCCATGCTGTTCTGCAGAGCTCACCAACTGCCCACCAGTTCTCCTTATAATTAAACATTACATACTTTAATATTTCATCAGAGTCTGCAGATGCATACCACCATGTTACTTCAAAAAACTCCTGATTAACTGATGCATAAATTTTGGAATCCTGAACTCGATTCATACTTCCAAATACATAATCTGACACATCACATTCAAGTGGTTGAACAGAACCCTGATACTGGAAGAATCCTCCAGGAGACATCCAAAATGCCATGTCACCAACTGCAACCATACTCCTGTTGGATATTGCTCCACAAGCATCACCAACCTTTTTTCTGCCATATACATAAGGAGGTCCTACCCAGTCAATTGCATGGAGGTCTGTTGTTGTCCATATTAAGATTCTATCCCCAACAGTCTTGCCTGCCATAACCTGACCTGAGGTGTCAATAAAGAATGAACCTGCCTGGTTATCTGATGCTGCAGTCCAGTCTGTATTATCATCTGTATCGGACCACATAATCTGTCTGTTGTTACCTGCAGCACCTAATGCAAACATATGTCTCTCTTTACTCACCAGCATTGCATAGTTGTTTGTGGGTGCAGTTGCATGGACAACTGTTGCCTTAACTGATGTGGGGTTAGTTGCACTTGGGTCCCATTGATAAAGTTTACCATCACTAGTACTCATCCCTACTAATTTTTCTCCCCAGAGGTCAAATATCCATGATGATGCTTCTAATACCAGAGAAGATGTTTCTGCATTTTCATTACCATACCTTCTGGTTCTTTTAATATTTATTGTTTCTCCTGTACTTGAATCAGTTACCAGTTTATCTGAATCTGAACCAGTATATGCAGCAGATCCATTTTTTGGACCTACTGTCATAGATTTAGTAGTAGGGAATGAAACTATCCTGTGAGAATTTGGATATGTCTTATTATTTGCCCCTGCACTTGATCCTGTGATCTCAATTTCATCTCCAACACCAAAAGGAGCAGGACCAATACCTGGAGCATTTGTGTTTGTTACATTATCAGTAAGGACAACAGATGCACTTGTAATTGTTGCTGGTGCAGTAAAAGTAAAATCTGTTCCTGTTACTTCTGCAACTGTTGTAGTACCAGAAAAATCTCCTGCACCAAATCCTAATCCTATTTTTGCATTTGCATCACCTTCTGCAAAACCTACAGGAGTAATATCAACTGCAGTTCCAGAAAGGGAGGTGAAGATGTAAAGTTTTTTATTAGTTCCAATTGCTAACCACCTGTCACCAGAGTAGTCCCTCCATGTCATCATGGCCCTTCCAACACCAGAAAGAGATGCACCAATTGTTTCCTCCCAACCACCAAGAGGTTGCAACTTGCCATCTTTCCACCTGACTAAATTACAGTCATGCCATCTGCCTCTGGCTTCATATGCAGTACCATTCTTCCAAACTCCAGGTGGTGGTGTGAATTTAACTAATTTGCCCATCAGGTATCTGCTTTAGGTGGTGGTTGTATTTTTAAATTGCATTCTTCAACTAATCTATTTGTCAAACCTTTTGCTTTAATTGATTCCTTATCCTTTATTTCATCAGGAGTAAAATCTGCCCTGATGGTATCTGTATAGCAATCACACAACATCTGTCTCAATATAGATGACATAGTCGGTTGTTTCATCTGGAAGTTCATACTGCACATCTGCCATAGTTGTCGTACCACTTCTGTTGAGTAGTTGCCATTGAACTTTGGAGAAATCACATCTGTTTCTACCGGGATGGGTTTTGTGCATCCAATCAAAATCAGGAGTAAACTCAACTTCAATATCTTCATCTTCCAGTTCAAAAATAATCTCCATTTAACTATAACTCCAGAGGGCCTTATTAGACTTCCCAGTTGCACTATCTATCCCTCTTGGCTTCAGATCCAAATGTATGAATCTGGATGTTTTTGAATGCTGACTAATTCCAATTCCAGTCCAACAATCCATCTCCAATGCCTGCTGCAATACTATCCTCCCTCTGGCTCGATTTACCCCAAGATCTACTGCCATACAACCTTCTCCATCAATATCACAATGGGCCGAACTGGGATGACCTCCTGAGTCAATATTATGCTGGAGACATCTCAAGCCAGAATTCACAGGAAGAGGGAATCCACATCTCTCCCGGAGTTCATCCAGTTTAGTAATCAGTTCCAAGTTGATTATAGCTTCACCATTTTCAAGAGATCTGCAACCGCATCTACATTCTAATTCATCCCGATTGAAGAACTTGATCACTTCCCAGTTAATAGACATAGTTATCCCTGCTACAATATATTTAAAAAACTTCCTCCTGGAGAGAAAGGTAAAAATAGGACCTTTTTGGTGCTATTAACTTTTTGCTTGATCTGCTTCAAGCTGCTTACAAAAGGCTGCATATAGCTCATCATCTAAGGTGTTTTTTGAGCTTGCCACCAATCGGGCAAGCAGCTTCTGTACAACGATCAAGAGTAGCTTCTCTGATATTAGAGAGACACACATTGTCTTGACTACTCCACTAACAACTGATCCTAATAATGCAATTGGCATTTTATTATCCTTTCCTACTGGCGGTTAACATTTCTAATTGTTTTGCTTGCTCTAATTCTCTTTCAATATTTTCAAGTCTTGCAGAAACTGCTGCCATATGACCTGAACACTCAGAACTTATTTCAACAAATTTATCAAAATTCTCCTTCTGACTTGCCCGGTTTGCTTTGTCTGTTCTAAAAGTCCAAACAAATAAAATTAATATTAATGCTCCTGCAAATCCCTGGTCTAAAATTATTGTTAAAACATCATCTACTACTGTTTCTGTAGTACTACCCTTATGAGCCGAATGAGATGGATGTGGATTGTTTGTCTGAGCAATAACATCAAGACCATGAGGTTCTGCCCAGGCTAAAGTTCCAATTAATAATGATGTTGCTATCT